CGTAGTATGAATATTATGTTTAGTGATTGGGCTAACAGAGGTTATAACCAATGGACTGTAGAATATAAAACTTTAGCTATTACTACAGGAACTATCGAATACACTTTAGATTATGACACTGTAGATGTTATAAATGCAAATATTCAAATAAGTGATGGAAGTGAATATGCAATGACAGCATTAGGTCTTAATGACTATGCAGCAATTTCAAATAAAGCTACCGCTTCTAGACCTACTCAATATTATTTACAAAGATTATCTACTCCTGTTCTTAAAATTTATCCAGCACCAGATCAAAATTATACTTTAACTTATTATCGTATGAGAAAAATAGAAGATATTACAGCTTCTACTGTAAATGGTGTACAACAAAATATAGATGTACCTTTTAGAGCTTTCGAGTGTATGTGCGCAGGACTTGCTTATTATCTTTCTAAAAAAAGAACAGGTATAACTGCTGCAACTCAACAAGTTTTAAAAATAGATTATGAAGAAGCTTATCAAAGATTAGTTGCAGGTGATGATACTCCTTCTACAAGAATTATACCATCAACCGGAAATAGTTTTTATTCATAATGGCTAGAGTTCCAGCTAATACTAGACCTCACAGAGCTGCAGCAAATAAATTTGTTGGTGGTAAATATGCTCAAGCAATATCAGATAGATCAGGTATGGCTTTTCCATATACTGAAATGGTATTTGAATGGACCGGAATGTTTGTTCATACTTCAGAGTGGGAACCTAAACAACCACAATTAGATTTAACTTATTTTATAGATGCAGAAACTTTACAAAATGCTAGACCACAAGCTAATATATCTGCAACTCAAGCTTCAAGAACTGGTGGAGGATTACCTGGCTCTTTTACTGGAGGTGTTCCTAATCAAGTAACTGCTTTACCTGGATTTGAAAATACTTCTGGTAATTCTGTATATGTTGGAGTTGCAACTATTCCAACTACTTGGTATACAAACAACACAAATTTGTTACAGATAGGATTGGGAAGTGTTACTGTTGTAACATGATAAAAAATAAAAAATTAAGTGTTATGATCGCAACACCTTGTTATGGCGGTTTACTTTCAGAAGGATATTTACATGGCATAATGAGTGTAACTCAAGCTGCTGCTAAAAATGGATTTAAAGTTCATTTAAATACAATGGGAAATGAAAGTTTAATTACTAGAGCTAGAAATACTTTAGTAAGTCAATTTTTAGATTTAGATGATGAAGATCCTAATAATTTTACTCATTTAATGTTTATTGATGCTGATATAGGATTTAATGGAGATGCTGTAACTAAAGTATTACAATCAGGTTATGATATAGCTTGTGGAATATATCCAAGGAAAGCTATTGATTGGGATAATGTACCTAAATTAATAAAAAAAAGTGATAAACATTTAGAACAAAGAGCTTTAGGTTATAATTTAAATTTTGCAAATCCAGAAAATATTAAAGTAGAAAAAGGTTTTTCAGAAGTAATGGATGCTGCAACTGGATTTATGTGTATTAAAAAAGAAGTTTTTCGTAAAATGATAGAAGCTTATCCTAATCTTAAATATACTAGTGATCAAATTATTAATAATAAAAGATATGGTAGTAATAACTGTTATGCACTTTTTGACTGTATTATTGATGAAAAAAGTAATAGATATCTATCAGAGGATTATGCTTTTTGTAGATTATGGCAAAAAATAGGTGGTAAGATACATGCTGATCTTCAAAGTCCTTTAACACATTATGGAACTTATCCATTTGCAGGACACGTTTGGACTAAATTTAAGATTGACGACAACATAGAGGTAGATAATACAAATGGCAATGACATACAGCAGTCTTCAAAATGACATTAAAGTTTGGGCTGAAAATACAGGAAATGATTTTACCAGTCAATTAGATACTTTTATTGATAATACTTTTTCGGCTTTAGAAAGAGATATTGATCCTATTGGATTTAATGAAAATGTAACTACTACAGCAATCGCTGGAGATAGATTTGTAAATCTTCCTACAGCTATTGAACCTATGTTATTTAATTATTTAACAATAACGGTTGGTTCTAATGTAAGTTATTTAGAATTAAAAACTTTAGCTTTTTGTCAAGAATATTGGCCAGATATATCATTACAAAATCAACCTAAATATTTTGCTAATTTTGATGATGACCGAGTATATTTAGCACCTACTCCAGATCAAAACTATACTTTAAAATTAGGATATCAAGGTAAGATTAATCCTTTATCTAATAGTAATACTACTAATTGGTATACTGAAAATATTCCAGATGTTTTATTATATGGATGTTTATCTCAAGCAAATCTCTTTACAAAGAACATAGAAGATTATACTATATATCAAAATTTGTATAATACAAGAGTTACTACTGTTAACAATGAAGCTCGGAGAAGAAGAAGAACCGATTATAAGTTTCCTGGTAGTCCTGTTGGTACAAACACATTAACTGGAGGACAATAATATGGCAATAACACAAGCGATAGCTACTGTATTCAAACAAGACTTAATGTCGCCTGGTGGAAACCTTGCAGCACTCACATTAAAATGTGCTTTGTATACGAATGCGGCAACTTTAAATGCAACAACAGCGGCTTATGGAACAGGCAACGAAGTATCATCAGGTGGCGGCAGTAATTATACTGTAGGTGGAAACGTATTAGCTAATGTAGCAATTTCTGTAGATGGAACTACTGCAATTTTTGATGCGGACAATGTTACATTTCCAAATGCAACAATTTCTGCTCAAGCAGCATTATTATATAATGCAAACAATGCAAATTCGGCAATTGCAATTCTAGATTTTGGAGGAATTAAAACTTCTACAAACGGAACTTTTGAATTACAATTTCCTACTGCTAATGCATCTGCTGGATTAATCAGAATAGCATAAGGAGAAAATCCTTATGAGTGCTAGTGTAGGTTATGGAAGACTAGGCTATAATGTAGGTGCGTGGAATAAGTCACCTGATTCAGCTGCCGTAATTTCTGGTCAACTAATTCAATCATCTGTTAATTTTGGTGAAGGTTGGGGTAGAGAATCATGGAGTGAAGGTGCCTGGAATAGTAATATTGGATTAGTCATTACTGGTACTGGTCAAATACTTTCTATTACAGGTCAACAATTAAATACTGCTATAAATTCAGTAGTTGTTACCGCTGATACAATAAATTTAATTACAGGTCAACAATTAAATACTGCTATAAATTCAGTAACTATTACCGCTGATACAATAAATTTAATTACAGGTAAACAAACAACAATTTCTATTGGAACATATGCAATAGCAGCTGACGGAACGATGACTATTGTAGTTCCTGAGTTTGAAATAACTTCTAATGTAGGTATTACTACAACTGGAACATCTAATTCAATAGATATAACTAGTCAAGTAATTACAAGTACTTTATCTAATGTTATAACTGATACTGAAAACTTTATTCCTATAACTGGAATTAATGCTAATGCTAATGTAAGTTCTATTACTATTAGTAGTTCAGGTTTCTTCCCAATAACTGGTCAAGAAATTACTGTTTCTTTAGCAAATATTATACCTAATTCTAATAATTTTATTAATACAACTGGACTTCAAGCTAATGTTACACCAACAAATTTAAGATTTTGGGTTGATATTGCTGATGGAAATACTGAAATTTGGACTAATATTTAGTGTACATGTTGGTACAAATATATATTATTTACAAAATTAAATTAATATAGTATAAATAATTATGGCTTCAACTTATACAACCAGATTAAAATTAGAACGTCAAGGTTCAGGTGAAAATTCAGGTAATTGGGGTAATTTAGTAAATTTTATTTTAAATAGAATTGATAGTTCAGTAAGAGGTTATAAAGCATTAAGTGTTGCTGGTTCTGCTAATGTAACTTTAATATCCAATACATCAACTACAAATACAGCAGAAGCTGCTGATGATCAAGTTCACAATAAAGTAATAGAATTTACAGGTGCTTTAACAGGTGCTATTCATGTATTTACAGATGCAGTAGAAGGTGAATATATTATTCACAATAATACTTCAGGAGCTCATGTTTTAACTTTTGCTAATACAGGTCATGCTGCTAATGGTGTAGCTGTTATTCAAGGAACTAAATCTTTAATGTACACAGATGGTTCAACAATTACTGATGTAATGGCTGATTTAGGAAATATTAATGTAAATGCAATAGGTAAAACTGGTTCATCAAATTACTTTACTTTACCTGGTACAGATGGTAGTAATGGCCAAGCTTTAGTTACTAATGGTAGTAAAGTTTTATCATTTGCTAGTGCAGGAATAACAACAGGAAAAGCTATTGCAATGGCAATGATTTTCGGATAAGAATAACAAATAGGAATAAAAAATTATGGCAAATCCAAATATAGTAGCAGTAGCAACAATCTTCGGTGAATCAGTAGGTTATAATTTAACAGCTACTACAACTACAACTTTGATGACTGTGTCATCAGGAAAACTTTTAAAAGTAAATAGAATTACAGTAGCCAATGTTGATGGTACAAACGCAGCAAATATAAATTTATCAATAACAAAAGCAAACTTTACATCAGCGGGTGTAACTAACTTTGACACTTCAGGAACTTTCTTTATAGCAAAAACTATTTCAGTTCCAGCCGATGCAACTCTTGTATTACTGGACACACCGATATATTTAATGGAAGCTGACGTTTTAAAAGGCGGAGCAAGTGTTGCGTCTGATTTAGATTTAGTTATCTCATATGACGTTATAGCGGTATAGGGAGGTAATTAGCTATGGCAAATGGCGGAATTATTGGACCAGTTAACACAGTTAATCAAGCATTCGATAAAGATAAATTAACTACTTTTACAAGTGGTGGAACTTTTACTAAAGCAACATGCAATCCCGCAGCTAGTACAGCAACTGTTATAGTTGTAGCTGGCGGTGGAGGATCAGGTGGTGATGCTGGTGGTGCAGGTGGAGCAGGTGGTATGACTGTTACAGAAAATCATCCTTTACCAGGAAGTTCAGTTACAGTTTCAGTAGGTGGTGGTGGCGCTGGTGGACCTCATCCAGGTGGAGCATCTTCTCAAGGTGCAACATCTACTTTTGGTTCAGCAAGCCCTTTATCAACAACAGGTGGTGGACGTGGAGGTTATGCTCCTACTAGAAATGGTGGACCGGGTGGTTCTGGTGGTGGTGGAATGGAAAGTGCACCGGGCGGAACTAATGCTGGTGGTTGTGGAGTAAGTGGTCAAGGTTCTAAAGGTGGTGGATTATCCACACCGGGTAACGGAGCTGCTGGTGGTGGTGGTGGTAAAAGTGCAGTAGGTGCTGTAGGAACCGCTCCTTCCGCACCAACAAATGGTGTTCAAGGTGGATCAGGTTTAGATATTACACCTTTTCTTTCAAGTGTAACACCAGGATATTCAATACCAAATTCAGGAAAATATGCAGGTGGTGGAGGTGGTAGACCAAGTAATGGTGCAAACAATTCAAATGCATTTGGAGGTGGTAGATGTGGATCAGCCTCACCAAATCCAAACCCAGGAGTAAATGGAACAACAAATACAGGTGGTGGGGCAGGAGCTGGTCCAGGAAATAATCCAGGAGGAGCCGGAGGTCCGGGTGTAGTAATTGTTGTAGAAAAATGTCAAGTTGCAGGAAGCAAGGTAGCACCAGGTGTTTGGTCAATGAACACAGTATTCGATTTTGTAAAAAGTGACAATTGGACTAATTAATAAAAAAATAATATATTTACAAACAACAAATATATATATATAAACAAACTTTAAGGAGATAA